GGTGCTGTTTCTGGATGAGTGATGACAAGGGTGGCCGTGCCTGATACAATGGCACGGCCATTACCTTGAAAGGGACCACCTATGTCTGGCTTGAACCCCAACATCCGCATCCTTGGCGACAGCGAACCAGACCAACTGGGCGACATGGATGTCCAGATTGAACAGGACGGCGAGGGTGTTGATGTCCCAGAAATGGACGAAAACGGTGCAATCCTAAAGATCGACCACGGCGATGGGTCCATCACCCTGTCGCTGGACGGCAAGCCCATTGCGGACGCCGAAGATGCCGAGGGCCAACCCGAAGGCTGGTTTGACAACCTGTCCAGCAAGATTGATGACAGCGAACTGTCGCGGATTGTGGAAGACCTGTTGCGTGGTGTCCAAGACGATCTGGAAAGCCGGAACGAATGGATTGAAGATCGCGCCCAAGGCATCAAGCTTCTGGGCTTGAAGATCGAACTGCCGGGCATCCAAGGCACGGGCGATGGCGCACCGATTGAGGGCATGTCCAAGGTTCGGCATCCGTTGCTGCAAGAGGCCGTGCTGCGCTTTCAGGCCAACGCAAGGTCAGAGCTTCTTCCCACCGATGGTCCCGTCAAAATTCGCGATGATGCCAATGGTACCACCACCCAGCGCGACGACATTGCCAATGCGTTTGAAAAGGACATGAACCACTTCCTGACCAGCACGGCACGGGAATATTACCCTGACACTGATCGGATGCTTCTTTTGCTGGGCTTTGGCGGCACCTCGTTCAAGAAGGTGTTCTTCTGCCCGCTGCGGAACCGTCCGGCGTCTGACAGCGTGGATGCGGACAACCTGATCGTCAACAACAGCGCCACCGACCTGTCCACCGCCATGCGGATTACGCACCGCGTGATGCTCAAGCCGTCCACGGTCAAGCGCCTGCAAATCCTTGGCGTCTACCGTGACATCGACCTATCCACCCCGATGGAAGTCACGCCGGACGCTGCCGCCGAGGCCAAGGCATCCCAGCAGGGCGTCACCACCACGTCCGCCAACCCAGAAGACCGTGACCGCGAGATTTACGAAATCTATTGCGAACTGGACATCAAGAAGTTCGAACACAAGTTCAAGGGCAAGGTCACGGGGCTGGAAATCCCATACCGTGTGACCATTGACGTGTCGTCCCGCGAAATCCTGTCCATCACCCGCAATTACGACCAGCCCGACACGGGGATGCTGCCGGAAGCCCGCACCACGTTCGTCAAGTACACGTTCGTGCCGGGCTTGGGCTTCTACGACATCGGCCTTCTGCATATCCTCGGCAATACCACCAACGCCATCACCGCCGCGTGGCGGGAACTTCTGGACGCTGGCATGTACGCCAACTTCCCCGGCTTCCTGATCAGCGACGTTGGGGCGCGTCAGAACACCAACATCTTCCGTGTCCCGCCGGGCGGTGGGGCGCAGGTCAAGACTGGTGGCCAGAAGATCAGCGATGCCATCATGCCGCTGCCTTACAAGGAACCCTCTGGTGCCTTGATGTCTCTGGTGGAGAACATGTCGCAGACCGGGATGCGCGTGGGCGGCACCAGCGAAGCACAGGTGGGTGAGGGCCGTGCCGATGCGCCAGTTGGCACCACGCTGGCCATGATTGAACAGGCCACCAAGATTATGAACGCGGTCCACAAACGTATGCACAGCGCGCAGGCCGAAGAGTTCTCGCTGCTGGTGCAGTGCTTCCGCGAACACCCCGAAAGCTTCTGGGAGCGCAACCGCAAGCCCACCATTGTGTGGAACGAGGAACTGTTCCTGCAAGCCCTGACCGATGTGGAACTGGTGCCGCAAGCCGACCCCAACACGTCGTCGCACAGCCAGCGCCTGATGAAGGTCATGGCGCTCAAGCAGTTGCAATCGGCCAGCCCCGACATGTATGACGCCTTGGCCATCGACAAGGCCGCCCTTCGCGCCATCGGCTGGTCGAACCCTGAGCAGTTTCTCAAGCCGGAAGACCAGCGCAACCAACCATCGCCCGACATGCTCAAGGGCATGGAAGACCTCAAGATTGCCCACCAGAAGGCTGACGCCGACACGATGCGGGCGCAGGCTGCCATGGCCAAGGCGCAGACGCCCACGGGCGTTGCTGGCCCCGCTGGCAAAGACCCGCAGGAACTCCAGATCAAAATGATGACGGAGCAGAACAGGGCGAAGCAGATGCAACTGTCGTCCCAGCGCGACATGGCAAACGACGAAAACCGCGACCTTGACCGTGAGAACGACATCCGCTTGGAGCAGATGAAGATGGACCGCGACAGCATGAACGATGCGGTTCGGATGCAGCACGAGAAAGACATGCAGGCCCAGCAACACGCGCTGGATGCTGTCAAACTGGCCATGCAGGTTCAAAAGGGACGTAAGTGATGGATAAGGCAGCACGGGCGGCACTCCTGACGGCCAAGGGTATGGACAAAACGTCCGAAAACATTGCCGACTATGTTGCCGATCTGCTTCGGCAGGGGCGGGCGTCAGAGGTCACCGACGACCTAATGGCACAGGCTGACCCGCAGCGCCTTCACCAGCACTACACCAGCGGCAACACGGGCATGGACCTGCCTATGGACTACGCCAGCCGCATGGAGCGGGCCAAGCAGATGGGGTTTGATGATCAAATAAAATATCATGGCGGCAATAATAACCTCTCTGCCTTTGAGGCGCGAAGAGCAGGTAAGGGTATGCAGATGAACATGGCAGGTGTCCATCTTGCGGAAGACCCTGAATTTGCAAACCTGTATGCAGAAGGTAATGGCGCGCAAGTTTACCCAGCAATGACAAAAGGCAATACCTTAAATGGTACTGCCCTTGTTTTGGAAGGAACCCCCGAAGCAGACATTATCAAAGACTTGTACAAGGGCAGCACCAAAAAACCATATTGGTCTTCGATTGACGGAACGCCAACTGGTGTGAAGGTGGCAGCACCGCTACAGACCCACTTGGACCAGTTCCCGCCAAGCAAGACTGAACAGGTACTGAACAAGTATGGCGTAGGCCGAACGACTTATACAGCAAAAATGGGCAACCTGTCTCCTTACGGTGGGATGAATGTTTCCAATAAGTCGCCATCTGAGCTTGTGTCTGACCCCACCAACATCCGCTCCCAGTTCGCCCGCTTTGACCCCCGCCTAGACCATCTGGCACACCTAAGCGCATCCACGGGTGGCGCAATGGAGTTCGCCCGCCACGTTGAGGCCGTGAACCGCGCTGGTGGCCAGATCGCCCCGTCCAAATACCTGCCCAACGTCCCCCGCGCCGTCCATGCTGGTGGTGGCAAGGTTGATTTTGTAAAGGACAACCCAGGCGGCGATTGGCTTGCCAAAAAGCAAAGTTACGCATTTGAGTACCCCCGAATGAAGGGGATTGATGGGGCTATAACAGGGTGGATGGGTGGCAAGTCAGACCTGTTCCTGCCGACCCACGTCCTAAAATCCATCGAACCGCTCAACAATGAAAAAAGGGTTGCGGGCGAACCACGGTTTGACGATCTGATGTCGTCGGTCAGCAAAGAGGGTTTTGACCCCCACCAAAAGGGCAACAAAGTTGTGGTGGCGGTAAACCATCGCGGCCAGCCTTTTGTCCTTGAAGGAAATACACGGGTGGCGGTTGCCCACGCAATGGGGATTCCAAGCGTGAAGGCGGAGGTTCGCTATTGGAATGGTGCAGAGGAAGCTGATGGTCCCATGCACCCAGACAAAGTTTCGGCTATGGCATCAGACAGCCCCGACATGACAAAGGCCGCAGGTGGCCGCATCCACGCCGAAGATGGTGGCAAGATGGAACTGCGCTCTAGGGCCGCAGAGGCCATCCGCAACCAGCCGCAGCTTAAGGGCAGCGTTGATCAGTTGCTGGCGGTTGCTGCCAAGGGCAAAGGCGTGAAGCAGGCCGAACTGGCAAACGCTGGCCGCCCGGCTGGCAACATCATTTCCAAGGAAAAGCTGGCGCAACATTTTGAAGATGCCGCGCCGGACGTGCGGGTGGAGAAATACCAAAATATACCCGCAGTTGGTCATACCCAAGATGAAAGGAGGGAATACAACCTTCTGTCATGGGAACGTGTAAACAATAGATTGAATGAAGATCAAATCTCCCGTTGGCATGATCTTCACAACAAGACCATGCCCAAGGGCGGTACAAAGTACGGAAAGTGGACCCTTGATGTTGGCGATAACTACCGCGAACACTTGCTGCACCTGCCGTCTGCGGGCGGAGAAGTAAACCATAGGGTGCTTGGTGCATATCCTAGGGATTTTGACACGGCGGAAGATGCACACGAATTCATTGATCGGATGAACCGTGCAGCCGAACAGCCCGGAATGGAACCTATCCGCGACAGCTTGCGCCAATATCCCCTTACCTATTCCCCCGAAACCCCACCAAGTAATAAAGATTTTCAATCTTCCCATTGGTCAGTTCCGAACGTCGTCGCCCACGTTCGCATGAAAGACCTTTCTGGGGGCAACGGCCTTTTTGTCCAAGAGGTGCAGTCCGACTGGGGGCAAGAAGGTCGTGAACAGGGCTTCTACGACACCAAAAACCCCCACGAAATTGTCCGTAAAGGCACCAAAGAAGTCGTGTCCAGACACCCCAACTACAGTTCCATGTGGGATGCCTACCGCACCCACCCTGACGCTGACAATCTAAACTATGGGGATGTTAGGGATGAGAAGGTTCCGCAGGCCCCATATGTTGGGAACACCCAGCAATGGACCGATCTGGCCCTGAAGCACGTCCTGACCGAAGCCGCCAAAAATGGAAAATACAAACGTGTGGTGTTTGCCCCGGGCGAAGCCAACGCTGACCTTTATGGGCAGCGTCAGCCCATATCCAGCGCCAAGCTGCACGTCCCCATTGGTATGACTGATACCTTGGGCTACCTTTACACGCAGGACAAAGAGTCTGGTGCATCGCTTGATCCAATCCTCATCAAGGATGAAAAGGAACTGATTAGCCAGCTTGGCCGAAAACACGCCAAAGCCCTCTTGTCACAAGAACCGACAACTTTTGGTGGAGCATCAAGCCGCGCCATATCAGAACCCGATATGCACCTCGGCGGCCACGGCATGGTGGACTACTACAACAACATCGTCCACCCAAGCGCGTTGAAGCTCCTGCAACAGCACGACCCGTCGATCCAACCCGAAAAACCATATGAGATGCCCGGCCAAGAGGGCACTGATAATTATTACAAGGGTCTTTCCCTGCCCATGACCGAAACCGCCCGCCAGTCCATCCTCAAGAACGGCTTTGGTACGTTCAAGCGTGGTGGCACAGTAGATGGAGAACCTGATGCAACAACTGAAACTGCCCCCGCACGTCCTGAAAATGGCCCCCAAGCGGGAGGACTACCCAACGCAGGAGGAATACGAGGAAGCGAAAGCGTTCTTTCTGCACCGCTTTCGCCACACGGCGAGGTAGACCTTCAGGGCCTGCCCAAGGATATCCTTATCCCCAAGCTTGGGATGAAGGTTACCGCAGGGCACAACCCCGAAATCCGGCAGGTAGCCCGCGACTACACCAAGCAGGCTGGCATCGACTACAGCCCGCCCACGATCTACAAGAGGGTTGATCCTAACCTCGGCAAGCGCATTTCGGACGCCTATGCCGACATGGCGCATTTCCCGCAGCACCCGCTGGTCAGCGCGGCGTACGATGCAATGAAGCGCGAGACACTGGATCAATACCGCATGATCAAAAAAGCTGGGGTCAAGATGGAATTCTATCCTGATGTCAGCAAAGACCCCTACTATGGGCAACCGCGCCTGATGACCGAGGACGTAAACAACAACAAACATATGTTTGTCTACCCGACTGTGCAGGGCGGTTTTGGAACTGGCAAGCAGCCCAAGGGCCACGAGAACAACCCCCTGCTTGGCGACAGCGGTGAACGTTGGAACGGCCAACCTGTGGTGTTCAACGACCTTTTCCGGGCCGTCCACGACTACTTTGGGCACGTCAAGGAGGGCTTAGGCTTCCGTGGTGACGGCGAAGAGAACGCATGGCGGTCCCATGCGGCCATGTACAGCCCGCTGGCCCGCATTGCCCTTGGTGCCGAAACCCGTGGGCAGAACAGCCTGTTAAACTTTGGCCCGAACGGCGAACACAACCAAACCGCCAGCGCCGAAAACACCATTTACTCGCCCCAAAAACTTGGCGTCATGCCCATTTGGGCGCTTCACGAGGGTGCGGAGTTTATCAAACCCGAGGAACGCGCCCAGATGGAGGCAATCTACAGGCATTTTGGCCTTGGGCCGGAAGGTTTTGTGGAACCCAAGGTCCAACGTGCGCCTTCTGCCTTTGTCGGACAACAAAAGATGGCCCCAACCGCCGGGATGCCCCCGTCAGGCATGTTCACGTCCAAGCCCACGCTGTCCAAAGGTGGCACGGTTGGGAAGGAAGAGGGCGGCGCGACAGGCTCCCTTCGTGAAAAGGGTCTTTGGACATCTGCACAAGCAATCAAGGCAGGGACAGGGTCACGCGAGGCACACGCGGCACTGGTCAACAAGATCAAACCCGTTTCACCGTACGCAGCACCAGTTCCCCCTGCGTCCGATCAGCAAGTTCACGACGCGCTGACAAAGGACAAGCAGCCAAAAGCCTTTGCCCCAAGACGTTTGGGGGAAGGTACGCCCGTGGCGGTGCGCCTCGACATTCCGGCGTACGAGAAGAAGAACACATGGGTTGTTTCTGTCCATCATCCGAAGACAGACTTCACGGCAGGTGAGGTGATCGGCTACGACAGCGTGGCGCATATCGACAATCCGCGCTTTGGGGTCCACCCAACGGGCGCTTTGAACATTGCAAGCGGGAAGCCCAAGGCCACGATTGCAACGGTTCACGGGAACTGGAAGAAAACAACCCCGGAGGATGCGTTTAAGCTGTCGCAGGCGGTCCACAACGACCCCCAGTGGCGTCAGGTAGGGATGGACCCGGAACGGCATTCGTATTTCTACGACCGCGAAACGCAAGAACCTGTCATGGCTGCGGACGAGGCCCTGCACATCGGCCCGCTGGTCTATGCAAAGAACCCTGTGTACGGAAAAAAGACAGATTTCGCTTTTAGCAAGGGCGGTGATGTTGAAGGTGACGATGGCATCACCGCCTACCACGGCAGCCCGCACAGCTTTGACCAGTTCGACATCGGCAAGCTTGGCACGGGCGAAGGCGCTCAAGCCTATGGGCATGGGCTGTATTTTGCGGCAAACGAAAAGGTGGCAAAGTCTTACAGAAATGGAATCGCTCTAAACAAAAACTTATTTGATATAGTTGACAAAAAAACTAAAGAGTTGATTGACCCAAACACAAATGGATATGAAAAAGTAAAGGATTTCTTCAACAACTTTGCTTACGATCTTAGGTCGGGGGATACCGAAAGATTTAAGCAAGATATGGACAGAGACAAAAAGAGACAAATTGACCATATAAAAGATTTTAGGGATTACTCCAAAACGTCAAACGATCCAGATTTTTTCATGAGTGAAGCCCAAAGATTTGAAGATGGCCTGCATCATTTTGATGCAGCAAAGTCTTTGATTGATAAGGTTAGGGCTGAACCCAAAGGCCACATGTACAAGGTCAAGTTGAACGTTAAGCCGGAAGAACTGCTGGACTGGGATAAGCCGCTGTCTGAGCAACCAGAGGTGGCGCGTAAGCTTGGCTATGCCAGCCATGAAGACATTGAACAACGTAGAAATGCGCTTCAATCCAAAATGCGTCCTATTGACATGGACAAGTTTTACGAACCTGAAACCCACGTCCTTACTCCAGAAGAAGAACAGGCGCACACAGACGCAGGTCCGCCCTTGGAGCATTGGGGCAACATGACAGGTGAAGACCTGCATAATAGGCTGGTTGCCCATACTGGAAGCAAAAAAGGTGCGGCTAATGCTATGCAGGCCGCTGGTTTAAAGGGTATCAAATACCTTGATTCTGGAAGCCGCGGTACAATAAATGCTACGGGCAGCCACAACTACGTCATGTTCCACCACGACCCCGTGCAGGTGGTGAACAAGTACGAGTATGGTGGTGCCATCCCAAAGGCGCGGGATGTGTCTGCCGCCCTCGCCTTAACACGCCGCTTCACCAAAGACGGCACTGGTGCTACAATGGCGCTGAAACCCAAGGGGAAGTGACATGGACGACATTGTAAAGAAGGCCCTTGGCAAGGTCGCCCGGTACAAAGACCCGCAAAATCCCAAGATGGACGATTGGAAATGGCGTCCGTTGAAGGATGTCCACGCCGAACTGGAAGGTTTGCCCGAAATTCCCAGCCATGTGGAGAAATTTGGCGCATTTATGGACGAAACCGCCAACCGTGCGGTCAAGCAGGGCCTGACGCCCCGCGATCTGATCAAAGCCTACGCCATCACCCGGGCATCCATCCAGCGCAGACAGAAAAGTGCCGATTCCGTGCGTGAAAACGGCCTGATGTTGCCGCCCACAACCGCTAAAATGATCCGGCCCGAAGGTGCGATGGGGGAATGGTTGCATAGCCCGATGGGGCAACGGTATTTGGATGCCGCAGAGCGTGGTCAGGTTGATGAAGAGGCCGTGGCACACGCCCAGCGCGTCATGTCACCGTTTGGCTTAACGACTGAGGCCTCTGCTTTGCCATGGGCTGCACAGGTACTTGGTCCCCACTACAAACAAGTGGGCGATATGGTTGCCCGGAACCTGATGGGGAAGTCCCCAACAGCCGAGTGGCAAGATTTTAGCAAGAAAAACCTGCATGGCATCGGCGTGGCCAAGGCTGGGTTCATTGCGTCGTTGCTGGGCCGTGGGGACATGCCCACGTTTGATGCGCGTCAGGTGAAGTTGCAGACTGGTATCCAAAAAACCAAAGAAGCAACGCCCATGACGAACAAGGGCGGCTTTGGTGTCATCGACAGGCTTGCCGCCCGTCAGGCCGCCATGAACCCCAAGATGGACCCCGGACTGGAACCCTACCGCCAGCACCTGACCCACCACGCGATCTGGGACAAGGCCGAGAACGCCACGACCACGCATGATGACGTGATGAACGCCATGAGGAACGCCAAGGATGGTGGCCGGATTGGGTACAGCACTAAGGGTGCCGTTGACCTTGCTGCACCTGCCACTGTTTCCGAGCCGCCCCTATCAGAACATCCGCTGTACAAAGCTTTGCTGGAAACAGTGCATGGTGGGGTCAACACCCAATTTGTAAAGCAGGCGATCCAGAATCTTCCCCAGACTGGGTTTAAAAGGTCAGGCGCTGGGCTGATGATGCGCGACCCAAGGCTTATGACGTCGCCTCCGGTTTTGTCTGACATCAAAAATACCCCAAAAAGCGGTTACTTAAACACGCCTTTCCAGCAAATGACGGCTGACTATGGGTCAAAAAATAACCTGATGCCGTCAAAAATTGCCGATATTGAAAAAATGCAAAGAGAAGGTGCCTTTTTGCGTCCCCTTCTGGGGGACAAGACCCCAGCCGACACAGTTTTGATGGGCCACAACAACGTGGCCCTGACTGATCCGGTCAGCCAAGTTGGGGGCGGCGACTATGGTCGTTCGGAGTTTGCCAGAGCAAACGAAGGCACGGGTTGGCGGTCGCGTCAGGGCGCATCAAAAGGTATGCAGCGTCGCATCTCGGAGTTTGGCGACGAATTTCCACAGTACGGCATCCACACCCTGATGGGCCACAAGTCTGCCGACAGTTCCAACATGCTGTTGCACTCCATCATCCGCATGGTGCCAAACTTGCCCATCAAGTCAGAGCATATTGCGGCCTTTGACGACGAGATGCGTAAAAAATTCCCCCACAGCGACGCCTACCCCCTGCCGTGGCCCGGCATTATGAACACAAACGAGGTGCATGATTTTTTCTACCGTCAGCCATCCAAGATCAAGGGAAAGAAGGGGGCATTTACGGTTGCGCTAAAAGCACGACCGGGGTCTGACGTTTCCAAGTTTGTCCAAAATCTTGACAGCGTCCGGTGGCAATCTACGGGTTTCCCGAACGTTGCGTCCGCCCGCTTTGCCAACACGGTTCCAGAACTCTTTGCCGAACCCCAGTTGTCGTCCGGCTACATGCTCACCCACTTGGACCCTACACGCGACCTTCGGGCAAACGATGAGTTCCTTTCTCACGACACATACACCCACGGCCTGCCGACACGGGGATATGCAGGTCGGTTTAAGGCGCTGGTTCCTGCGGCACAGCTTTTTGCGGATAGTCTGGGTGGCGCAAAGACCGCTACCGAAATACAGCAAACGCTGATGACAAAGTTCCCCGCAGTCAAGGTGACCCAGAAAATTGTTGATATGGTCAAGCAAGCCGAGGAAGATCGCAAAAGCAAGTATGGCTTTGCGTCGGGTGGCACTGTCCCTAAGAAGACCAAAAACATGGAACGTGCAATGTCGCTCACTTCGTTGTATGCTCTCGATCACGACCGGGACGCCGGATAACCTCAGAGGATCGCAACATGGATTTCAAGGCGCTGCGAGCAGCAAAAAACAAGAAGGCCCAGAGCATGATCGAAAGCTCTGGCGGGAAGGTGGATAGCTCCACTTGGACCCCAGATGAAAAGCTGAACGCAGATGCCAAGACGGGTATGCGCCCGATCTCGCGCCGTGCGTTCAAAGCTGGTGGCAAGGTTGAGGGCGAGAAGGCCAAGACCAACCTGTCCCGCACCCCGCGTGGGTTTGAACAGAAGGTCGGTCTTGCCAACACCAACCAGAAAGACGCCAACGAAGAGCGCGAAGGCGTCAAGCACGTTGGCGGCATGAAGCGCGGTGGCCGTGCTGGGTATCAAACCTACGGCGCTGTTGATGGTGCCAAGTTGGACACCGTTGGCCCAGAAAAAACTGGCGAAGCTTCGGAACCGATGACCACCATGAACGGTCGCAAGGTCAGCGCCAAGCAAGAAGCAAGCTTTAACGAAGCCCAAAAGCAGCAAGCTGCATGGGAAGCCGAACAACGCCAAAAGGGCGACATGACCCGCCGCAAGGATGGTGGCCGTGCCAAGAAGGCGTCTGGCGGTTCTGATGATGACGGATACAAAGAAGGTGTGGATTACGATTTGGTTGAAGGTGAAGATGGCAATTTTACCCGTCACTTCCTAACCCGCGCTGAGAAAAAGTCCCGCGCAGCACCGACCACCAGCCCGATCCCGCCGAAGCGCCCACAGGCTTCCGCCACCGCAGCATCTGGTACTATGACCACCAGCCCACGCCCAATGCCCCGTCCCGTAACAAACGTCATGCAGCCTGCAAAGATCACCACCTCTCCCCTGCCGGAAGATGTGTCTGCCGCAACCATGAAGGCCTTGGGAACATCTGCCTTGCAAGCCCAAGCAGATGATCAGAAAAAGCGCAGCGAACAAAACCGTGGTATGCTTGAACTTATGACGGGACGCACGGGCGCTGCCGCGCAATACAAAAAGGGCGGCATGGCTGGCAAGTGGGAAGGTTCTGCCAAGGACAAGATGCAGGACAAGAAGCTTGCAGCCAAGCGCGGCATGTCCATGAAGGAATGGGAAGCCTCCAAGGCCGACGACAAGCACGACAGCCAGAAGTCCATGAAGGGCCTGAAGGCTGGCGGTCGCACCAAGATGAACGCTGGTGGAACAGGTCGCCCAGCCCCGCATATGGCACCTTCTAATGACTATTGGACGGCTGAAGAAGGTCGTCAATCCCTGCGCGACATGGGCGACAAGACACGCCGCGCTTCTGGCGGCAAGGCTGCCCACGACAAAGACTGCATGTGCAAAGCTTGCGGCGGTTCGGCTGGCATGAAAGCTGGCGGCGGCCTCTATGCCAACATCCATGCCAAGCGTGAACGTGGCGAAGAGATGCGGAAGCCCGGCGAGAAGGGTGCGCCGTCAGCGCAGGACTTCAAGGACGCCAAGCGTACAGCCCGTGCTACTGGTGGCCGTACCAAGGGCACCACGAACATCAGCATCAACGTGATGCCCCACACGCCGAACAAGCCCATGGGTATCCAGCCTCCGATGCCGATGCCCCCAATGCCCCCCGTTGGTGGTCCGCCCCCGATGCCAATGGCACCACCGCCCGCCCGCATGTCGCTGCCGCCCGGTCTAGGCGCTGCTATGGCTGGTGCCGCTGGAGAAGGCCCAATGCCCCCTCCGGGTGGCCCCGGCGCTCCCATGCCGCCCATGATGGGTCGCAAGGATGGCGGTAAGGTCTACCCCAAAATGAAGTATGGGGCAGGCGGCGGCAAAGGTCGCCTTGAAAAAATCGACGAGTATGGTAATAACGCATAAGGTGCGCCCTCCCTGCACCTAACTGTGGCCCCCAGCATTTCTCCGGATGTTGGGGGTCACGCCAATGATGAGTGATTAGAATGATCCAGACGGCAAGCAGCGTTTTCGAACGTGAGCTTCGAAGGATGATAAGCGAAGAACGCCATCATATCGCCACCAACATTGTTGGGGGGCATTCTATCACATCTATGGAAGAATACCGCGAGGCGGTCGGCAAGATCGCCGCGCTGGATATGGTCATTGAACTTTGCGATGACGCCCAGACAATCGTCAACAAAACCCTCTGAAGGATTAACCATGCCGCATATGCCCATGTTGCACGAAACAGACCCAAAGCTTACCATCCTAGAAGCACTTGGCGACATATCTAATGTGGAACTATTCCACAATCAAGTCCTTTTGGCGACTTATTTGCGCCCAACTAAAACAAAAAGTGGATTGATCCTTACGGACAGCCACGTTGATGAGGACAAATACCAGTCCAAGGTCGGCTTGTTGGTTAAGCGCGGCCCCAAAGCGTTCGAACAGGACGGCACATGGTTCGAAGGTATGGAATTTCACGACCACGATTGGCTGATCTTCCGCCCGTCTGACGGCTGGTCCATCACCGTGAACAACGTCCTCTGCCGCATCTTCGACGACGTAAACATCAAGGGCCGGGTACAAGACCCCGATGCCGTGTACTGAAGGGAACCCCCATGGAAGACGAAGACGAAATCACACTGGAACTTCCGCCGGAAGAAGAACCGCAGGAAGAAGAACCTTATATCACGGAGCTAAAGCGCCAACTTGCAGAAGAAAAGGCTGGCCGCATCAAGGCGGAACAGCAAGCGCATCAGGCAAACCGTGAAACCCACCGCGCCAAGAGCGAAGTGGACGACACAAACCTGCAACTGGTGGTCAACGCCATCGACACGGTCAACCGGGACATTGAACTGCTTAGTCAGGCGCATACCTACGCCCTGCAAAGTGGTGACTTTGACCGCGCAACCAAAATCCAACGGGAAATGTCGGCCAACGAAGCCAAGTTGCTTCAACTGGAGAATGGCCGTCAGGCAATGGAGAACGCTCCGCGCCAGCCCGAACCGCAAATGCCCCCCGCAGACCTTGTGGAGGATTTTGCCAGCCGCCTATCCCCCCGCAGCGCAGATTGGGTTCGCAAGCACCCCGAATTTGTGCGGGATCAGCGCCTAAACGCCAAGATGATCGCCGCCCACAACCTCGCCGTGGCCGATGGTATCCCCACCGACACCGACGAATACTTTGAGGCCATCGAAGAAACGCTAAAGGTGACGCCTAAAAACGACACTGATGACCAGTACGCTGCAAAGGCCGTCCGCCGCCGTGACGCTGCCCCCGCCGCTGCGCCTGCAAATCGCGGAGGCCAATCTGCAAGCTCTAACGTGGTGCGTCTTTCTGCCGCAGAGCGTGAGATGGCCGAGATGATGGGAATGAAACCAGAGGATTACGCCAAGAACAAAGTGGCCCTCAAGAAGGAAGGGAAAATTCAATGACACTCCGCCCCGAAATGCGCCCCAACGCCACCACCGCAGAAGACCCCCGCGAACGTGCCGCCCGCCGTGCTGCGGAACTGCGTGGCCATGACACCGATCTGGGTGACGATGGCACCGACGAATACTACATTGAGAAGGGCATCATCCCAGACGGGTGGTCCTACGAATGGAAGATGCGTACCGTGCTTGGTGCCGAAGACCCCGCCCACCAAGTGGCACTGGCCCGCAAGGGCTGGGAGATCGTGCCAGCATCGCGTCACCCAGAACTGATGCCGATGGGCTACAAGGGCGGGGATATCACCCGCAAGGGCATGGTGCTGATGGAGCGCCCGTTGGAGATCACGCAGGAAGCCAACCGCAAGGCGCTGCTTCTGGCCCGCACCCAGATGCGCGACAAGGAAGCGCAGTTGACCAATGCAAAGGGCGGGGAGTTTGATCGTACGAACAAAGGCGACCCGCTGGTCAAGATCAGCAAGAAGTACGAGGCGATCCCGATCCCAGAATGATCAAGCCCATCACGATCTACAAATACATAGAGCGTCTCCGTAAGGCCATCAGGTCAGAGGGGACGCCCGCCATCCAAGAAGCTTGGGACAAACTGGAACCTCATGTGTCGGTGTTCATGCCAGTCATTGACAAATCCGGCGACATCCAGTAACAACTTGTCGCAGTCTCGTGGTTGGGACATGCTCTGCGTAGCGGGGCTGACAGGCCGGAAAGACGGTCAACCAATTTTGTCGGAGTGGCGCAGTGGTAGCGCGTTCGGTTCATACCCGAAAGGCCGGAGGTTCAACCCCTCCCTCCGCAACCAGATCAGGCCCTGTGCGGGGTAGAGAAGGCAGGACTCCACGGTCCATGCGCTCAGGGTGAGGAAGACCCCCGCTAGACAACCACACAAAATCATGTATATTGTACGCTTATCTCCCCTCGGTGTGGGAGGTTGCACAATCCCCCCCGTTCTACCCTCGCCCCGGTGCGCGATGATGGAACTCCTGAAAAGGAGATATCCGACATGGCGAACACCTTTGCGCCAAACGGTTTT